CGTTCTTCTTGGAAAGCTCTCAAATATCGGGCACACTCTGATGACTTTAAGCACATTCTTTGGCCTGAGCGGTACACAGCAGAGTGGTTTGTAAGTGAGCGTAGAGATTTTATTCAACGTGGTTTACCAGATGTCTATTCACAAGAATATTTAAACATTCCTATTGATGAAAGTGTTTCATATTTCAAAAAAGGTGACTTCTCGACTCAAACACTGGAAGACAAGAAACTAAACTTACGTTATTACATTTCTGGGGACTTGGCAATCTCTGAAAAAGAAACAGCAGACTATACCGTATTTATGGTTGCGGGTGTTGATGAAAATAAAAACATTCATATTAAAAATGTAATTAGAGAGCGGCTAGACGGACGTGAGATTGTAGACACCATCATCAGTTTGCAACGCATCTATTCTCCTGAAATATTTGGTATTGAAGAAATGCAAGTGTCTAAATCAATTGGACCTTTCTTGCGAGAAGAAATGCTAAAGACTGGTGTTTACGCAAACATTCATTTGCTTAAACACAATGGTAAAGATAAAATTGCTAGAGGACGCTCTATCCAAGCTCGTGTAAGAGCCCACACTGTAAAATTTGATAAGAGCCAAGACTGGTATCCAGTACTAGAAGACGAGTTAACAAAGTTTCCTCGTGGACGACAAGATGACCAAGTTGATGCATTTGCTTATCTAGGTATGATGCTAGATAATTTAATTGAAGCACCTACCAAACAAGAAACAGAGGATGAACTTTACTATGATGGACTTGAACGCGCAAGCACAGGATACAACGGCCAGTCAGCCACAACAGGCTACTAGAGAGTCTTTAAGAGCCGATATTGAGGCTTTAAACCTTATTGCTAAGCTAGACAAGCAAATGGTGCTAGACATCGCTGAACAGTGTTCTAGTGGCTTTGAGCACGATTTATCTTTACGATCCGATTGGATTAAATCAGCAGAAGAGTGGACTAAGCTAGCTCTACAAACTAAAGAACAAAAAACTTATCCTTGGAACAATGCGTCAAACGTAAAATATCCGCTTCTGTCCACTGCTGCAATGCAGTTTAATGCTCGTGCATACCCATCTTTAATACCCAGTTCTGGTGAAATTGTAAAAGCCCTTACCATTGGCAAAGACGCTGATGGGCAGAAGAAAGAAAAAGCTAGTCGAATCAGTAAATACATGTCTTACCAAGTGCTACATCAGATGGATGGCTGGGAAGAAGACATGGACAAGCTATTAATTATCCTGCCTATTGTAGGTATGGCCTTTAAAAAGACATATTTTGACAGTGTTATTAAAGAAAATGTGTCCGAACTCATTCTTCCACAGAACCTGGTAGTGAATTATTGGGCTAAGACCCTAGAAGATGCAGAGCGTATCTCTGAAATCATCTACATGAACAAGCGCAACCTTAAAGCCCGCCAAATGTCGGGTAAATTTGATGATGTTGAGCTTGGTGATCCTGTAATTTCAGAAGATATGAACAATATGATTGGTATTCGTCAAGATGAGACCATGCCATACTGTCTAATTGAGCAACATTGCTACTTTGACACTGATGGTGATGGTTATGCAGAGCCATACATTGTAACCTTTGAGCGTTACACTAAGAAAGTGCTACGTATTGCTGCACGCTTTGACGAAAAATCAATTTCAATTGGTGATGATGGAAAACTTCAAGAAATTCGTCCTATCCAATATTACACCAAATATGGTTTTGTTCCTAATCCTGATGGTAGTTTCTATGACATTGGGTTTGGTGTTCTCCTTGGTCCTTTAAACGAATCTGTTAACACCCTGATCAATCAATTACTTGATTCAGGACATTTAAATAATCTCCAAGCTGGTTTCCTCGGCAAGGGCCTTAAACTCAAGATGGGTGAAAACCTATTCAAGCCCGGCGAATGGAAAACAGTCAACTCAACTGGAGATGATTTAAAAAAACAAATTATGCCCCTTCCTACGAAGGAGCCTTCCGCTGTTCTCTTCCAACTGATGGGGACTTTGATCACCTCCGGAAAAGAGCTTGCGAGCGTAGCTGAAATCTTTGTTGGAAAGATGCCAGGTCAAAATACGCCCGCCACTACTACAATGGCTACAATTGAGCAGGGGATGAAAGTATTTACGGCGGTATATAAACGCATTTATCGCTCCCTGTCATCAGAATTTAAAAAGATGTTTGAACTTAATGGGTTATATCTTAACCCAAATGAGTACCAAGCAGTTATTGATGACACCATTGGTCCTGACGATTTTAACGCCTCTCTGTATGACATTTGCCCAGGTGCTGACCCTAATGCAATGTCCCAGTCTGAGAAACTAATGAAAGCCCAAGGATTGCTTGAGCTATTGCCTAGTGGTGTACTTGATCCGATTAAAGTGGTCTCTCGTGTCTTAGAGGCGCAAGAACAGCCAAACTGGCAAGACCTATTTGTACAAGCTGTCCGAGAAACTGGACAAATGCCTCCCGCACAACCAGACCCTAAGCTTCAAGAAATGGAACTGAAAGGTAAACTGGAACAGCAAAAAGCAGCTTTAAACGCTGAAAACCAACAGCGTACAATGGCACTTAAAGAGCGTGACAGTGCAGTACAACTACATATGAAGGCGCAAGAACATAACCTAAATATGCAGGCTAAAGCTCAAGACGCACAACTATCGGCTGCTGAGAAAGTACACATGCAGCGGATTTTCTCGGCTGAAGCGCAAGCAACAGCAAACCAAAAGCTCACACAAAATGCTGAGCAACATCAACAGAAGCTTCAACAGATGAAGGAAACAAAATCAGTACAAAACAAGACTGGCAACAGTGGAGGAAAGACCCCTGCACGCAAGAAGTAACACGATCTCTTAAAGACCGTGTAGCTGTACTTACGGAAATACTCTCTGAGCAGGCGGGTATTGACCCCCTGCAAGATCGTTACCAATGTGGTTATATTGCTGCATTCAACGATTTTCTGAAACTAGAACTTATCGAGGAGACTCAAGACAATGATTAAGACACCACTCCACCGTGTGACGGTAAAACCTTTTGATGTAGACGAATGGGATAATGACCGCAAACGAGCCAAGGCGCTAGGGTTTGCACTACCAGATAGCGAGCAGTTTGCTCGTGCAAAAGCAAGTGTTGATATGGGTACAGTAGTTCAAATTGGACCAACTGCTTTCCCAGACACAGAATGTCCTGTTGTAATTGGAAGCACAGTTGCTTATGTAAAGAATGCTGGCAAGTTTATTAAAGACCCGTTTGATAGTCAAGAATATCTAATTTTAAACGATGACGATATTGTAATGGTTTTTGAAAAGGAATAATATGTCTGACATTGAACAAGTTGTAGTTCCTGAAGTTAAAGAGGAAGTTAAGGCAGACCCAATTACCGAACGTGCTTTGGAAATGGGATGGAGGCCAGAAACCGAATGGGAAGGCGCTCCAGAAGACTTCATTGAAGCCAAAGAATTTGTACGACGTAAGCCGCTGTTTGAAAAGATTGAACACCAAAGCAAAGAGCTAAAGCAACTACGTGTTGCATTTGAAGCCTTTAAAACTCACCACACTAAAGTGAAAGAAGGTGAGTATCAGCGAGCCCTTAAACAGCTTAAGGATGCTCGTAGGCAAGCAATGACTGATGGTGAAACAGATCGTGCTCTTGTTATTGAAGACAAGATTGAAGAAATTCAAGAGCAAAAGCAAGAGTTTGATAGTGCCCAACAATCAACTCAAGTAGACAATGAACCGCGCCCTGAATTTGTGCGTTGGTCTGCTGAGAATAGTTGGTACAACCGAGATAAAGCTATGACTTCCTTTGCTGACCGCTTAGGTGTAGAGCTGGCACAAAAGGGATGGAGTCCCGAAGAAGTGTTGCGTGAAGTAACGCGAGAGGTTAAAAAAGAGTTTGAACATAAGTTTAAGAACCCAAATCGTGACCGAGGTTCTGGTGTTGAAAGCAGCACACGTCGCGGGGCAACAACCGCAGCGTCTTTTGTCCTTAGTGACGAAGAAACGCAAATTATGAATAGAATGGTGCGCGCAGGCGCTATGACAAAAGATGAATATATCGCTGAACTTAAGAAAGTACGAGGCTAAATATGGCTGATCTAATTACCAAAAAGGCTCCACGCGAGCGTACAAAGCGTACACCAATTGCCCAAAGAAACATTCTTACTGTTGAAGGGCGCGATCCTGATTACGTCTATCGGATTGTGAACGACACTGGAGACAGAATCCAAGCATTCAAAGATGCAGGTTACGATATGGTTTTAGCCAAGGACGTGCGCGTCGGTGATAAACGTATTAACTCTGTAACACCTGAAGGCTCAAATGCTCAAGTATCTGTTGGGGCTGGTCAAAAAGCTTTCGTAATGCGTATTCCTAAGGAATGGTATGATGAAGATCAACTTGCCAAACAAGCCCGTATTACAGCACTTGAACAAACTATGAAAACAGAAGCACTTTCTCAAAACACTTTACGAAATGGTAAGCTTGAACTTACCAGAGAATAGTGCTCCATTTGGAGAAATAAATGCCAAACGTAAGTCGAATTAACGGGCTTCGTCCTGTTAAGAGTCTAGGCTCTAGCTCACCCACTGGTGTGATTGAAACTTATGCCGTTCTTGCGGCTGATTCAACAGCACTATTTATCGGTGACATTGTAAAGCTATCGGGCACTGCCGATGCCAACGGTGTTGCTGCAATTACCCGTTTAACTACCATCACGGATAGCCCTCTGGGTGTTGTTGTTGGGTTTACTCCAGATTATTCTAATCTGAATACCCCACAATATCGCCTGGCGTCTACCGCTCGCAACGTGCTTGTTTCTGTGGCGCCAACTACAGTGTATGAAGTACAATCAAGCGGTGCTACTGTGCTGGCTGATATTGGCCTTAATGCTGGTCCTACCTATACGGCAGGTTCTACTGTTACAGGACAATCTGGTATGACTCTGGACATTGCCACTAAAGCAACTACAGTGACACATCCACTAAAGATTGTTGGTGTTGTGCAGCGTCCTGATGCTGACATGGCTGATTCTAGCTCATGGAAACTTCTGGTTACGCTCAATACTGCCACCTACGCTGGCAACACAGTCGGTATCTAAGGAAAATATATGTCTACTATTAACAGTTCTAGTTTTGCAAAAGCCCTATGGCCTGGCGTCAATGCCTGGTACGGCAAGGCTTATTCTGAGTACCCAGTTGAGTACACCAAGCTTTTTGAAACCTATAAGTCTTCAAAGCAATTTGAAGAGGATGTTGGTGTCAGTTCGTTTGGTCTAGCAGTCACCAAGGGTGAGGGTGCTCCAATCACTTATGACAGTGAGCGTCAGAGCTTCATTACTCGATATAACCATGTCGTGTATGCTCTGGGTTTCATCATCACTCGTGAGATTATGGATGACGACCAGTATGACGTAGTTGGTCAGCGTAAGGCTCAGGGCCTAGCTTTCTCAATGCGTCAAACCAAGGAAATTGTTGCTGCTAACGTGTACAACCGTGCATTTAGTACCAACCAACTTGGCGGTGACGGTAGTTCGCTAATTGCTGCGGGTTATCCTGGTGGTTCTACTAACCACCCCAACTTTGCTGGTGGCTCACAAACTAACGGTCCTTCTGTTGCTTCCGATCTGTCAGAAGCTGCTCTTGAGCAGGCTCACATTGACATTGCTGGTTTCACTAATGACCGGGGCTTGCTGATTAGCGTTCGTCCAAAGACGCTAGTTATTCCCCGTCAACTGATGTTTGAAGCCAAGCGTATTGTCTCTCCTGACGGTCGCCCTGGTGCGGACACCAATGACATCAACGCTATGAAGCTGATGGGTCTAGTTCCTGAAACCGTTGTCAATCACTTCCTAACCGATACTGATGCTTGGTTCCTCCGTACTGACGTGCCACACGGCATGAAGCACTGGGAGCGTCGTGCAGACAGCTTCGATATGGACAATGACTTTGACACTGAAAATGCTAAGTTTAAGGCAACTGCCCGCTATGCATTCGGTTTCACTGATTGGCGTGGTATGTACGCCAGTCCTGGCGCCTAATTAATCGAGGGGGCTTCGGTCCCCTCTCTTTAAGGAAACAATATGGCAATTAATTTTGTACCAGGACAAGTAGCGGTTAGCGACCCAAATGCAGGTGGTCCCACTGCTTTAAGTAATATTAAAACAGCACAGCTAAAGGCTATTAAACTAACTTCGGCAAATTTCTCAACTGCTAACGTAGACACGTTAGTAGCAATTTTACCAGCGGATGCAACTATTGTACGTATTTCGTATTGGGTTAAAGCTGCGTTGTCTGGTGGTGGCGTTGCAACTCCAACGGTAGCAATTGGAACTACTGCAGGTGGTATTCAAATCTCTGGGGGCTCCAGCGTAGCAGCCGGGGCGGCAAATACTTATTCTGTGCAGAGTGGAGTAGGTGGTATTTTCCAAAACCAACAATTACCTGCAGGAGCAGATATTCCAATTTGGATTCGCGGCGCGTGTACTGTTGGTAATCCAACTGCAGGAGAAATTTATCTGCTGATTGACTACGTTCGGTAAGAACGCACTGTGGGTGAAAAGCCCACTCTTAATTTAAACCCTACAAGCGAAAGCCAACCGAGGAGGTTATTATGGGACAACATGTTACAATGCACGGCAAGACCGTGGAAGATTTTAACGGGCAACCAGGTAAATGGGTGCCCATTGCCACTAATAGTGCTGGTCAACTCAATATGCAACTATTGGCTGGTGAGCTACAACAATTTAATCGCCAAGCAGGTGGTCCCATTGTGCTACACACAGCAGTGCTTTCCGCTGATGCTGCTGTAGTCAGTGGGCCTTGTATTTTTTATGGGGTAAAGGTTGTTACTACTGGCACTAGCATCACTGTATATGACAGTGTGACTGCAACAGGCACTGCTGTGATTACTGCTGAAGCCACCACAACTGCAGGTGCAATGATTTATCCAGCCGGCCCTGGTGTAGGTGTTTTAATGGATAATGGTATTTATCTAGACCTGACTACAGGGACATATATTGTTTACTACGTACCGGCTGGTTAATTGTGGCGACTTTCTATGTTGATCCAAGTGCCGTGTTTAATGGTAATGGCACCACAGGAGCGCCGGCAACTTCCAATGGTGGGATTGGTGCTTACAACACATGGGTAGGTGTAACTCTCACTGCAAATAATGTTTATTTGCAAAGACGTGGTACCATGTATATTGGTGTAAGTGTACGTCCAATTTCACAAGTAAGTTCTATAAATACACCACTCACAATAAGCGCATACTATTACGATAATGGGCTTGATGATGCTACACAACCATTGCCTGTCATTAATCATAAT